ATCCAAGGCGGCAACGTCGTAGCCTAATCTAGCATTTAAGGAATAATATAATGCCTCTTTTGACTCCCTCTGCTGTGCATATCGACCAGCCTCTGTCTAACCTGACGCTGGCATATGTGCAAGAACAAACTAACTTCATTGCGGACAAAGTGTTCCCCACTGTTGGTGTACAACGTCAGTCTGACAAATACTACATCTATGACCGTGCGAACATGAACCGTTCCGGTGACGTGAAGAAACTTGCTCCACGTACCGAAGTTAACCGCATCGGCATGGCAATCTCGAACGACAGCTACTTTGCTGACGTGTTCGGCCTCGGCATGGACTTCGACGAGCAAACTCTTGCTAACGAAGATGCAATGCTGGAAATCCGTGCTGCTGGTGCTGAGACACTGACAAACCGTCTCCTGATCCACCGTGAAGAGCAGTTCGCTTCGACATTCTTCTCCGCTGGTGTCTGGACTACGGACGTTACTCCTGCTAACTTGTGGTCGGACTACACCAGCTCGACACCTCTGACTGATGTGACTACTGCACGTCGCACCATGCAGTTGACTTCGGGTGGCTTCAAGCCTAACACGATGATCGTCGGCAAAGAAGTTCGTGACATCTTGGTTAACCACCCAGACATTCTTGCCCGCCTGAACGGTGGTGCAACTGTCACCAACACTGCACTTATCACAGACGCCAAACTGGCTGAAATCTTTGAAGTAGAAAACTTCTACGTCATGGAAGCTGTGAAGAACGGTGCTGTCGAAGGTGCTGCTGAAGCTAACGCCTTCATCGGTGGTAAGAACGCCCTGCTGGTCCACACACCTCGTTCGGCTGGTCTGATGACCCCTGCTGCTGGTATGACCTTCGCATGGAACAACATCCCCGGTGTGAACAACCTCGGTGTGACTGTTGAGAGCTTCTCGGACGATGCTCTGAAGCGTCAGCAAGTTGCTGAGCACATCCAAGTTAAAATGTCCTACGACATGAAAGTTGTTGGTGCTGACTTGGGTTACTTCTTCGAAGACGTCGTAGCCTAATAGCTGCCACATACTAATGGGGAACCCTGAGCTTAGTCTTGGGGTTCCACCCAACTTATAAAAGAACATAACAGTATTCATAATATAATGGAGAGTCGTATGCACCCTACATATTTGGGTTGGCAAGTGGATTGGCCCTTGTTCATCAAGTTACCTGTAACCTCTGACGGTAAAGATTGGAAACGTGGAGAGTATTACAACTGGCTTGAACGTGGTATCCCACAAGATAAAGTAGCTATTCTATATGCTATAGGCCACTTGTACCACAATAAAGAATTAGAAGTCCAGAACAAAGTTGGCGATAGGCTACATGAGTTGGACGGTAAACAGCTAGACACTCTGGTGAACCTGCTTAACGCAGAAGTTAAGAAACGTACAACCAGTACGTCAGAGTTTGATAGCAAGAAGTGTAAGAAGTCTAAGATTGACGACAAGCAACGTGGTCTTATTCGTCGTTTCCTGAACAGCAATAGCTGGATTACAGAAGACTTCTACACTATTCGAGATAAAATTACATCGGACTAATGAATTGGAGACGACTAGATGTCTTGGAGTTACGATCCTACAGACTTGGATAACAACACGGCTTCTGGTCGTCTCAACACTGTACGTCTTCTTGTCGGTGACACTGACACACTAGACCAACAGGTACAGAACGAAGAGATTACCTTCGGCCTATCTGAGAATGGTGACAGTACCTATTTCGCTGGGGCATGGGTTGCCCGTGCTATTGCATCTAAGTATTCCCGTAAGGTTAACACTAGCCTAGATGGTGCCTTGAGTGCTGACTACAGTGACCTTGCTAAGCAGTATATGCAACTAGCAGACAACTTAGAGTATCAGGGTAAAACCTCTGGTGCTTCTGTGTGTGTCCTAGCTGGCGGTATCACTAAGAGTGGTGTCAATGCTGTACGGGCTAACACTAATCGTATCGAAGGCTCATTCCGTCGGGACCGATTTAAGAACCCTCCTAGCTACGAAACTCCTGAGTACGAATAAGGATTAGGTTATGTCTTTCCGTTCATACGACCTACTTAATCTAGTCCGTGACTTCGGAGAGGCATTAACCCTCACTAAAGTTACCACTGGGGGAACTTATAACCCAGCTACAGGTCAAGTAGACAATTCAGATACTACCGACTACAACTTTACTGGTTACTTCTACAACTACGAAACTCTTAACGTAGACCAGATTAAGAAGGGTACTCGCAAGTGTATTATCCCTGCCTTAGGGTTTCCCGTAGAGCCTGACGAGAAAGATGTTATCGTAGGTAATGGCGACAAAGTAGTTATTGTGTCTGTCACTACAATCTTTTCTGATGGTGCTGCTGTTTGTTACCTCTGCCACGTAGAGGAATAGCATATGGGTAAGACACAGATCACCATTAACTCTTCCTTCTATAAGAAGATGGAACAGGTAGAGAACAAGATTAAAGAGAGTGTCTGGACCAAAGGCGAAGAGGTTGTAAGCTACGCTGCTGCTATCTCCCCTGTACAGACGGGTGCTTATGTGGAGTCCTTTTCGGTTAGACCTAGAGGTGACAGTAGTGGTCGTTCTCGCACTTCTGCAAACAAACCTATTATACCTGTAGGCGCTAAAGATGCCAAGAAACAGGATGAAGCTGCAAGGCTTAGGGCGGAAGTAAGAAACATCGACCCCCTTGAGAGTGAAGGCTTTACACTTCGTAACAGGTCTCCCCATAATAAAATAGTTGAGCAGAAGCACAATGTGTTTCTAAGGACACAGGATAG